TTTCTATATCCTTTCGGATTGCTATGCGACTGCCGCGGATCAGGCCATCATGTTCAGTAAGAGGTTGTTCTTTAACAAGTAACCCTTCTTGATCGGCAGCAGTCAGTAATTGTTCGTAATTCAATTGGGATCACCTCTTTAGCGATTAAAATAAAACGGTTCTCTCTAAGCTGTTTGCTTGTAGTCAACAACTGCAATTTCAGTCAGCATACCTTTAACTTTTTGAATAATTTCTTCAATTCGTTCAAGTGTTTCACCATTTAAATATTCTTCCCCACATTGAGAACACTTTTCACAAGGAACATTCTTGATAATGATATAGCATCCCTGATAATCAGTCATGTAAGTTGTTGTAGAAGATTCAATATTACCTTTGCAGTAAAAACAAGTCATTATGCATTCTCCTTTCTGGTTTTGAAATCAGATTCCCATTTATCAAAACTGGGGAAATAAGCTGTTATAAGGAACAAATCCGATTCGTGATTTCCGATGACTACATGAAGATATTTATCTTCGATGCTCATCCCCAGAATTAAACAACTGGGGTAAGGATAATCATCTGGATATTGTTCGATGATTTCTCCATTCATAATACAGGCTATTACATCTTTTAAGAATATCCTACGCTGTTCCAGCCTTTTAGCTGCGTGGAGTGTAATACGAATGTTTTTAGGTATACATAGTTTACGCAATTCCAATATATCTAATGCCATATCATTCCTCCCATTTTGAATCATCATTCATAATATCCAAATCATGCTGAACACCTTCGGGTGTTTGCTCAACATCCGTCCGGGCATGAGCTGCAAGAAGATCTTCTTCCATCTGCTGGGCGGAGAGAAGGTTCTTAGAGTAGGCGAGAACCTTTCTCTGGTTATGAGGAGACAACTGATTGCAGATTTCTATGATTTCCTTGCACTGAGCAGAGACGGAAGAGTTCTGAACAGATTCTGCTTTATAGGGAGTTCTTTCCATAGGAACGTCAAAACCCATAAGCCATGCTTCACTTACGTTCAATGCATTTCCTAGAATAAAAAGCTTTTCTTGGTTAGGCTCTGTTTTTCCAGAACAGTATTGACTTATATCTGACTTATTCATTTTTACATTATACTTTTGACAATATGG